TACTAAACAAGCGTATAAAAGTAAATCTTGATATTTGTTTGATAGATAAGTGCCTGTAGCACTTACAGAAGCATCAGTCAGACTAGTTGGCTCCTTATTGTAAGCTAGTGTAATTTCATAAGTTTTATCAGGTGTTGGTGCTAATACCCAAAAGTCCTCATCCCAGTTAGCGTAATATTTAGGTATATCAACAGCTGAAGTTCCAGGCGTAGAGTAATACTCTGCTATAAAACTAGTATCTCTCTGCTCTAAATAATATTGATTACCAGCTGAGTCTTTAAGTTGAGCATATCTAATTATTCTTAAATCAGCAGGGATAGTTACATATCTATTTCCAACAATACAATTAGAGGTCGCGTAGTGTCTATCTTGATCAGAGTCAACTTCTCTATAAATTTTATTTTCTGCGTTTTTAATTAAAGTATTTAAAACAGAAGAAGTAAATACGTTACTTCCAACTTCTGTGTAACTTTTAATATCGTCTTGTAAATTTGTAAGTGTGTATGCCATTATGCGTTTACTACCTCTAATGTTACTGGTCCAGCAGAACAGTTTTCTCCGCCACCTGATACACCCCCTGATGTAGCAGTGCTAGTGCTAGTTATATAAAAATAATTTATTGGATCTGTTAAAGGATCTGATGTTGTTGCACCTGTAACAGCTCCAGAAGAATCTATTTGACCTAACGCAATTGTAAATCCACTTGCACTATTTAAGTCACTTACATTATCAAATGTAGGAATATCTAAAAATTGTTGTAGGTTTCTTAACTCAACTTGTGCAGCTTGATCAGCACCAGCTGGTCCTGTAGAAGTTACGACAGGTGCGCCTCTAAATCTTACAACTGATCCTGCAGCTCTTTGATGGTCTTCTGAAAAAACATTTACATAAGTTGTCCCACCATACTTAACCGTTGTAAACGGATTGTTATCTAAAAGTATTAAACTTGTTTTAGATGCAGGTTGTGGTCTTGGATTGTATAAAGCTTGTGGATCAGAACCTGCTGGTTTAGGTTCAAGTTGTGGTTGTTTTGGTTCAAACTCTGATTTATGAACTAAAGAACCATTCCATTCTCTAACCATTTCTGTATATGGATATGCCATACCAGATCTATCTGATATCGCTAATGATCTTTTTCCTGACGCGTACTTACCCATTATACTCCATCTCCATAAAATGTTTGTGGTGAAATAAAGCTAGATGTTCCTTGATTATCTGCATCAAGTGCTCTTAACATTTCACTTTCATAAATTCTTTCAAGTTCTGGTGTTCTCTCTGGAGATACTTTCATACTTAAATAGTATGCAAGACCAGACATCATGCAAGGATAAAATCTGTTAACTACATCTGATGTAAAATTATATGCACCAGCATCTTGTATTCTAGCTAAATAATAAAAACAAAACTGAAAGTTACTTGGTGTTGTAGAATCTGATACACTAGAACTTGGTGTTGTATATAAAAATATACTTGGATTTAATTTTCTCTCTACATAATATTGTGATGGTGTGCCTTTGGCTAATTTATTTGGAGTTTGTGAATATTGTGATCTATCTATTTTAGTTAATGCAATGTCTTGTGGCGCTGTTGCATCAGAATTATTTCTATAATAAGCCTCTAAAACTGTGTCAATGTCTTGCGGAAAATTTTCAGAATCAGATGCAAAATTATATTCTGCTTGACCTTCAACCAAAGGTACTTTTGCTAATTTAATTTTCCAAAGGTGAACTCCTCTATTACCCCATTCTGAAAACAATATATTTAATGATCTTCTTGCTGATCTTAATTGATATCCTGTTCTTGTACCTAATACTCCAGTTCTTGCGTATGCTTCTTCAATAATATCATCTATTTGTGGATTGTATTCTGTAACGCCAGAAGTTGGTGAAATAGTTTGTGCAGCATTACCCATGCCACTGTGAACAGTACAGTAATAAAATAATACAGGTGCTCCTGTTTGTTTTACAGGTGCAACTTGTATCTGAGTTTTGCCATCTGTTCCAGGCACCCCTGAGGTTGTAACTCCGGTAGTATATTCAGTTCCACCACCATGAGTTCCATTATCTGTTGTTGAAAATCTAAAAGGGTGACCACTGTTTGTACCATCAGACTGATCAAATATGTATGTATTGCCTTCGTCTAAATATAAAACAACGTTAGCCTCGCCGTTAATATAATATTTATTACCGGATCCATATTTGTTAGTTCCCGTTGCTACGGTTACTTTGTAAGTTATAGTAGCCATTTAAACTCCTAGCCGTGTAGTAACGTTACAGAAGTAGCTGTTGTTACAATCTCAAACTTCAAAGATGTTTGTGCTCTAAAACCTGTTCCTGGAAACTGCATATATGTAGTTGTGCCTGGACCGTTAGTTGTATTAGTAGCTGGAATTAAAAACTCAGCTAACACAGTTGTATTATCTTTTATCTTAACCGTAGTCGCTGCTTGGCCACCTTCTTTAGATACATAAAGACCTAAAGCTCTGCCAGGTCCTGCTGTACCTCCTGCATCGTGAACTGCAATGCCTGAAGCTGTTGTTGCTTTTATATCTACTGGATATGTACTCATTAATTTTCTCCTATTTAAATTATGTGTGGGCCGAAGCCCACACTAAATTAGTTATTAAAACGCAGTTAAATTATTATTTTGTGCGTATGTAACAACGATTCTTGCTTTCCCTGCAGTTGCAGAGTTAGCAACAACGATACCAAAAAGTTCGATGTCACTAGTACCAATGTCGTGCCAAGCTGCTGCTGAAGCTTGTAACATTTTTAATGGTCCCACTGCTGTAGCCGAAACGTTATGAGCTGCTCCAATATTTGTTGGAGTCCCTGTAGCATTTCCAACAGCAATTGTAGTTGTAGAAGAGTTAGCGAATAACTGCTCTACTACGATATCAATATTAATGATTTGACTGTTTGCAGGAACAATAATTCCTAAAGCAGTCGCTGTAGTTGTTGCGTGTGTTAGGGCAACATCTGATGATTGAGTCATTACTACTTGACCAACGTTTTTTACGTTATCACCAAGTGTTGTACCTGTTGTGTTTGCAATCGTTCCCGCTTTAATCGGTCCCGAAAATGTAGTTGATGCCATATTTATATCCTCCTAGTTTTCCGAACATAGTCTCTAGGCCGTCGACTATACGCGTCTATGTTCTAATTAAATGTATAGTGTGCAGAATATATCTTATATTTGAGTAGAGTGCAAGAGAGCCTGTAGTGAAGTTGCGTTTTTCGCGATGTAGCTTTTTCCTAAGTAGCTACTGAAACTTCGGGGGCAGCATCTTCTATTTTATTAGTTAGATTAGCTATTCTAGCTTCTTCTAACTTAATTAGATTAACAACTTCTCTTATCTTGTTGTCAATCCTGACCATATCCAGAGTATATCTCTGATGATCACGCTGATGCACCGCCCATTCTGTCTCGAGACTTCTCTTCTGTTTGTATAAGTCTCTGACTTGTAGTTGCATCTATAACCTCCTCATAGGTTAGCCAAACTTTGGATTTACTAATAAATCCATCTTTTTCCCACTTTATATCATTTTTACCCAGTTTGTCAACTAAGGCATTTTCGAAAGCAATAGCGTTATCTTCTGACATCAAATTGAAGTCAGCGTAGTAGCCGTATGCTCTGATTTGTACTCGAAAATTTTTCATGATCACACCCTTTTATCATAAAGGGCGACCGAAGTCGCCCTTTAAATTTTGTTTTAACGATTATGTTGCGTTAGAACCAAAGATACCTCTAGGGTCTGAGAATCCAAATACATATCTCTCTCTAGCTTTGTATCTTACGTTTCCTGTATCGAAGTCACCTTCCATTGATGTTTTGATAGGTGATCTTACGAAATGCTTAAGACCGTTAGGAACATCTGTTTTAATGTAGAATTTCTTCGTAGAAGTTAAGTAGTGGTTAACTGCATAACCTTGTGGAATCATTCCCATTGACGCTAATGCGTTAATGTCATTATCAGCTGTACCTACTCTGCCTGTAGACTTCATCAGTCTTTCAGCAGTAAATTGAAGAGCTGAAGGAATAATTAATTTAGTTCCTTGCGCCGCAATTTTTAGGCCTCTTTCATCAGTAAACGCCGCGATGTCAATCAACGACTGCTCTAATGAAGTTTCGTTAAGTTCAGCAGGTGTGCTTAACTCGTTAGAGAAAGATCCCGCTAAAGTTGGGTGGTCAGTAGCAAAAAGCTCCTTACCATCACCACCAGCAAAGTTTGCATTGAAACCATTGTTCAATACAGCTGCTGCCTTAACTTGCTTCGTGTTTGCCATAGATCTCGCTAACGCTTTTGTATATCTAGACGCAAGTCTGTCATACAAGTTATCTTCGATAGCTTCTTCTGTG